AGGAGAAATAAAATGACTAAATTTGAAAATGAAGCTTATGGAATGGGGTTAAAAAAAGGCATGTTTGCTGTTAATGACAAAAATGAATATATTAGCCCTATAACAAGGCAGCTATTGCAAGCTTATAAAGAAGGAATGTTGTCATCATTGTTGGTTAACTATTTAATTCAGGATCTTAAATAAAATGACTTTTGAACATAAGTTACCAACTCATTTTAGATTTAGAGATGCACAAGATTTTGATGGCGTTGTTGTGATACTAGATAAATTTGATGTTATACGCGAAACGAAACAAGGCTACTGGGTTATTGACAAAAATTACAGATATTTGTTAATTAATGAAAAGCGCGCTAAAAAATTAAAAAAGCTACGGTGGATTGTAAAAGACTCTCACAGCAAACATTGTCACCCAAGCTTAGAAGAAGCGATGAAAAGCTACGAATTTAGAAAAATTAGCCATATTACAAGACTGAAATTTGCACTTGAGCAATCAACTTTGGCTCTTGAGTCAATGGATTTTATAAAAAGCAAAACTGTTGAAGACTTTGCAGAGCGCGGAATTAACATAGGGAAAACTACCTCGCACGATGATTTAAATTGGGAAGATTAATTGCAGCGTAGGTGTTGAAATGACTAAAGTTAAACCCACTCCAGTACTATGGTGTTTAGCTAGTTGCACTAGGCTAGTTAACACTTTAATAGCTTGTAAGGCTTGCCCTCACAATCCTAAAAATAAGGAGGTAAAATGAACTTAACAGATAAGCAAATTAAAGAGATAATGGAATTATCCGACAATTACGCTCTTGTCTATGGCTTTAGCTATCTTAGCACTAGGTCAAAAGCTAGAGCCGCGCTATCTAGATTCAAGTTAGAAAAAAACCTAATGCTTATATCAAATCAAGCAGACAACAAAGAACATAAGCCTGTTTATGAGTATCAGTGGTTGATAAAATACCTAGATGGCGAGTTAGTTATCACTGGATTCCATAAAACGGAAGAATACGTATGGAATAACTATAGTAATGGCATAGCATATGTAGAGCGCCTCGAAAAATATAAGCGTGAAGTAAAGGAGTAATAAAATGAAATATTTACTATTAGCACTAACATTATTAACAACAACAGCAACTGCTAGTGATTGTGTGTGGAATTTTTATACAGTGAATGGGGTAACTTACTCATGCATGACTTGTGGCAACATTACATCATGCAATAAGTCGTCATAAAGGAGAATATTGTGGACGAAAATATAGATGATTTAATGTGGTCGATTAAATTTGACACAAGATTGTTAGATGACTTGCTATGTACTAACAATAATTACTCGCAGTTTATCAGTGACATTTTTGCAGCTTTTAATGATTATATAAAAGCACCAGCAGATGAAAATCAATATCATGATTTTGGTATTGACGCAATAGGCATTATGCGAGCTTACATAGAACTTGTAGCTAAACAGTATGCTGAGCATATTTATTCAGAGCGCAATGAAGAGCCTCAACGGCTTGAGTATTAATTAGGAGATTTAAAATGAAAAATAATCATTACATAAGTAGATACGAAAAAGGAGAGACTAGGTTTCACAGGACAGATCCTTTTAAAAGTAATCAGTGGGATTTTGAAGAAAAAGAAATGCATATTTTATTAAAATTATTTTATGGCTGTGGATTTGCTTTATCATTAATTTTAATAGTAATCTATTTATAATTATTAATTTATAATTTATTAAGGGATTAAAATGGCCATTAAAAACACAATGACTGTTAAGACTTTTGCTATGCGGAATGAAATATTAAAACTAATGAGAGAAGGAATGACAAGTAAGGAGTTGTCAGAAAAAATTAAATTGCCAACATCTACTACAAACCATCATGTAAGATCCATGCTAGAAGACAGATCAATTAAGAAAAGTGGTCGTAAAGTTTACAAAGGCAAGAATACAATATTATATGTGTCAATTATAGATAGCTACAAACCAGCTGGTCTAACGCTACTATCAGGTTCTACTAATTCTCAAACTGTAGAAACAGTTAAAAATGCCAGAATAATTAGATTGACTGACAACATATTTTGGACGCCTAAAACACCACCACTCACAGGATTATATAAACGCGTAAGCATCGGATCAACTTTTGGAATGGTGTAAATGCTTATTGAATAATCAATTGCTCTTTAATCCATTTTTGTAGGTAGAGCAATTGCAAAACATCTGTGGCGCAATCTATGGGATTAATTCCTGTGGTATTAATTTGATTAATTTCGGCTTCTCCATCAATGACAATGGTGGAGTTGGAAACTTTGGACAATCCATTGCTACTGGTTGAATTGTTTGGCATCCATTTAAGAACAGGATGCTTAGTGTAATAAGTATGTAATTTTGATATTGCATTTTTATGCTCCTTCACAACATTATTATTAATTGTATTTTGCTTTGACGCCAGTACTAAGTTTCTAACTCTTAGTGCCTCAGCATTTACTTTAATCTCAAGCTTAAAAGCGTCAAATTTAATCTTAACATTTGAATAGCCTCTGTAGTACCCAAAGCCATACAAAGCCCCAGCAAGTAATATTGCACAAGTTGCAACAAAAATAGGGTTTAAAGACCGTGTAAACATAACGCTAACTCCGCTTTTCGTCTTTTTACAATTCCACTGCAATTGCTTGATGCAATTCTGCAATCTTTGCCAGCAACAAACTGCCAACGTTTAAATTCATTGCATGATCCGACTGCATCACCAGCATTTGCTTTTCTTACCATTGTAGAATTACAAAATGCTCTATTGCCAATATTATAAGCAAAACTAACATAAGCATCATATTGGTTTTGAGTCATAGTAGTAAGAACACACTTAGAAACTGCCTGGCCAGCCGATGAAGCGTTTATTTTTAAATCTTCTAGTGCTTGTACTACCGTGACAGTTTTATGCGCATCACGGTTAGCATTACCAAAGCCATTTGTAATAACGCCGCCTGTGTCTATGTAAGGAGTCGGACTAAATCCTTCATGAATAGCTAAAAGTATTAATCCAGCGGCGGAGAATATTGCACTAGCAATGACTTTTTTATTATTCATTATCTATCTCCATAGCGTTTAACTTTTTTAATTGCAATTTATAAGAAAGGTGTTTGTAGTACCAGTTAACTATAAAACCAAAAATTGCAATTACTATTCCGACAATTACCCCAATTTCACTTAACGCCATTCCAGATAGTACTGTGCCGCCAGCTCCGCCGTATTGAATGCCACTGCCAGCGTTAGCAATTTTTTCTAAGTAATCTTCTTGTGCCATTTCTATTCCTTGTTTCACTTTTATTAATTAAACCTGTTGCCATAAAGCTTGTGGAGCTATAGCCCAATTAATATTTCCACCTACTTGATAAACAGCAATATTCCTTATTGTATTGCGGTAGGTAATAAATTCAGCTTGATTGACTAAGTATGGATTGCTTATTTCAGGGTTACTCACATCAGCGATCGTGGTCCAATCAGTTGCGAACAATAAACTTGTTGCTGTGGCTTTGTTTTCATCAGCTGTAGGTTGTGGAATAGGAGCAGGCGGACTAAAATTAGTGCCGTCATAGGTCCATTCAGTTGTGCAATTATCTGGACAATCAACCCAAACTAAATCTGGCGCAGTAGGGAATGACGTAACTTCTACTTGTACGATTTGGTTATTGTTTGTAGTAAATATTAAAGCGTTCATGATAATTCCTTAAGAGTATTCGTAAACAACAACAATGCCACCCTTACCAGCTCCACCGGTACTATTACCGCCACCACCACCACCGCCACCACCACCACCTCCAAATCCACTACCATTACTACCACTACGACCAGCCCCAACAGCTGCCCCATTAGCTCCCCCACAAGCATAAGGACCACCTCCTCCACCAAATCCACCTAAATACGCAATAGTAGCACTACTAGCGACAACACTCTGACCACCATTACTGCATTGCATATTTAAATCACCGCCACTACCAGATCCGCCAGTAATAGCACTTCCACCAGTTGCAGATAGGAAAGATCCAAAAGATGATGTTCCTCCAGCGCCGCCTACCGTAACTGTTATCGGAGAAAAATTTGAGTCTATTGTTTTTCTTGAATATCCACCAGCACCGCCGCCACGACCACCCACATTATTAATAGCACCTGCCCCTGCCGCGCCGCCGCCTTGCACCTCAACAACCACAAATCCAGTCCCTGCTGTTGCAGTATAAGTACCTGATGCAGTAAAATACTGAATGTTAAGAAGTTGTCCTGCTATTGATGCACTCCAAATAGGTATTCCAGTTCCTTGGGAGGTTAAAACTTGTCCTAATGTTCCTGCCGCAGTGACTTTAATTGCCGCACCGTCGCCGTAAGCAATACCTCCATCTGTAGGAGTGTCTGTTGAATTTGTGCCGCCTTTAGAAATTGGAAGAGTGCCATCTACGCCAGTAGTTAAACTTAACTTGCCATTTGTATCAACATTGTTTGCTAATTGACTTAAATTATATGCTTGCGTCATTATGCCGCCCCTTGACTTAAATATGATTGTTGCAACAATGCAGTAATGCTGTCGGTTGGTGTTGGTGATATTGTATAACTATTTGTGCCTGTTGAATAATCTACCGTGTCTTTGTATATAACTCCGTTTGCATATAAATTAAATGCATTAGGATTATAAGTATAAGAATAAGTAGCAATGCCACTGGAGGTAAAGTTGACAACGTTTGAAGGAAATCCTATTGGCGTTGTTAAGTTGTTTTGCCCAAACTGTATCATTGTCATTTTTCCATTAGTTGTACTTGGAAAATTTGTAATTGCTCCATCAACGATATCATAGTCCTGCTCATTAGAAACAGTGCCATTTAAAAACAACAACTCGTAACCGCTTTGCACTGCCCACTCAGTTGGCGTGTAACTAGAAGAGTTAACTAAATCAAAAGACCATCTGCTAAATGCAGGGTAAGATTCACCATTAGCACGATATCTAAATAAAGTATCGCCAAAACTAGCTATTGGATTTGTGCTAAAAGTCAAAGTTCTTGTGACGTAATTTATAGCTGTAATTGTATATTGAGTTGGCGAACCTACATTGCTAAATGTTATTTTATCGCCAATCACAAAAAGTTGATACGGCATTTGTGCTGAATCCCATACTGCGGTGTTTGCTGAGGTTGACTCAACAATTAAACTTAAGTTTTCATAAAAGATAGTTGATGAAACTGCTCTCATTGAGATAACTTCAATGAAGTCGTCTAACGTTGCTCCAACGTTTAGTGTGAATGTTGTTGTTGTTTCAACATAATCGCTTTCGTCTAGTAAAGCACCATTTTGGAATATTAACTCTTGCCCAGCAATATACCCAGCCACTCTAGAAGAAGGCGTGAACAACGTTTGTCCGCTAGTTGCAGTAAATGATTGGCTACTAAAAAAGAACGAGTCAGGCGTTGTAAAACCAACTACACGACCATAAATATCAATAGTTAAAGTTGTAGCTGATCCAGTTAAAGTTGTTGGACCGCCAAAATCTAAGAATTGGTCAAGTGATGCAATAAGCTGTCCACTAGAAGTGTTTGTTATTTTAACTTGTCCTGTTCCTGTAGTTGTTGTTCCTGTTTGAGTAACTTGTCCCGTTGCCTTGTCTAAATCAATTATATTTAATCCATCTTGCAAAGCAGACCAAAGCCGTTGATCGAATTGAGCTCCAGTACTTGGCACAAAAGCGCCAGAACCTGCCGCAAAAGTAGAAAAGTCTGTGTCAAAGCCAAACCTTCTATTTTGAAAGTTAATATAAACTAAAAAGATATTTGTGCCAAAAGCTGGCTCGGCTAAGATCCATTGATAATTACTTGGATTAGTTGATGCACTTGCCGATGAAGTATTAAACAATCCGTAATAGGTTTTGTTTCTAGGGCTTAAAGAAAAACCAGTCCCAATAATATCATTTGCGTATGCAACGCTAACGTATCTTTCAGAGAATTGGAAAGTTGTAGGTCTCCATCTAAATAAAGCAGAAGCAGGCGAAAAATTACTCGACGCTAAACTGTTTACCATTCTACTGAAAAAATAATAATTGCCTTGTTGAATATTAAACAATTGCACGGCTTGAATAGCAGTGCTTGGATCGTACGGATCTCCGCTTGCTTTTATAGCTGTAGTCCCTGCAAATATTCTTTGAGTGTCACTAGGGAATTGAAAAGCCGAGTACCATATTTCTGCAAACTGAGTAATTCCAGAACTAGATGTTGTTACTATTATGCTAAACGCTGGATTTGCGGCATTAGGCAATACAGTTGATACTGTTGGAGCTGGCACTATGCCAAACGCCGTTGGACTGCCTATGCCTGTATTTGGCGAAGGTGTAAATTGAGTAACGTTTCGATCATCGTAAACAGCGCCATTAAACTCAATTAAGTTTAGGTCAGCTGTAACCTGTCCGCTTTCGCTAAACTTTTCTACAACTTTACTAATTCTATATTGTTTGGCATTCCATCCATAATTAGTATTTGTGACTGCCACTATATCGCCAGCCTCTAGCTGTAGTCCTGTGTAGTCAATTTCAAGTTGCACGGTTAAGTCTTCACGTGCTGACTCTAACATTCTGTTTGCAAGGTATTGAGCTTGGACAGAATTATTAACTAAATACAAGCTTAATGACTGTTTGTTCACTGGCTCGTTTGGAAACATGAGCGATGGATTAATAATAGCTAAATCAAAGCTTGCACTATTAAACGAGTCTTTTGCACTACCGTCAGGGAATTTAACTTCAATAATATTAAATGAATTACTTAAGTCGCTTGGCGAGATTGTAATAGAAGAGACAATGTTGCTATCATTAATATTCATAGCAATAGTATTGTTAGGCTTTTGAACAATAACCCCCCACAAGCCTGTAATCTCAGCGTATTTAATTAAACAATCGCAACAATCAGCCATGTTCTGAATGTTTTGCATTATCTTTGCATTTGTTTCTAAAGTGCCGTTAAATGTAAAACGTTTTTGGTTTGCGCTACCTCCAGAGAATAATGTGTAATTTATTATTTCATCAGAATATACGCTTAAAGCGTCAAGGCTGACTGTGTCCATTAAAGCTGGTGCAATTGCCGCACCGTACCTAGTGCTAGTAAAATAATCAAAAATGCAATCCGCTGGATTATCTCTTGGATTAATTAGTTGGAATCGAGTCTGCGATAATCCAGTTAAATTCCTTGATTGACTATATCTTATGTGAATAATCACAAAAGCCGTATTAGTCATTAGTTTAGTGGAGTCCCAAGTGTAAATTAAACCAGCAGAATTCATTACTTGTATTGCACTGAGTGATGAATTTAGTGGTGAGTTTGAGCCGTTTGAATATGTAAAAATATCCATTTTGCCTGAAACATTTTGTATCTCACCATTAGACTCATCTTGTAAGCCTGTAACTTTAAATCTTTGTCCAGCAACGTTACTAAAAATAACTAGCTTGCCGCCCCAATAGATTTTGCCAAAAGTAAAATTATCACCTGTGCCGCCATTTTCTGTGTTTGTGACTTCTGATAAAGCCATCACCCAATATATATCTTGGTTGTTTGCTGTGATGCTCATATCAACTATAACGCCGCCGACAAAAGCCGATCCGTAGACAATTGGTAGTTTATTATCGCCAGCCGGTGGCAATTGTTGACGACTGCCAGGGTTTGGCTGAGAATCTTGGCTACCTGACTGTGGAGAGTCAGGAGCAAATGCCTTTGCAATTATCGATGAAAGGACTATGTTAATTGCAAACGCAATTACAGAAATTGTTGTTGCACTTAATACACCAGCAAAGACAGCGCTTGCAATAATTGAACCTGCCGCCTCTGCGTTAAGAGCAAACGTAAACCATACTAAAAATAACAAAAAGAATTTAATCATTGCTAATCCAATTTTCTTCAATTTTACTAAATCCAAATTTTTCATATTTAACATCAGGACTTGTCACCATTTTTGTTATTGTGTAAAAGCTAATTGAATTTTTTTCTTTTAAAGCTTTAGCATAGTCAATATATTCTTTTAGAAGCCTATATCCAACACTCGTTTTCCTAAACTCTTTTTTTACAAACCATACAAGCTCGTGCATGACGTACATCTTATCGGACCAAATTGTAGGTTGTATTATTCCAATAATTATACCTTGATTTGGCTTTATGTAAATAACTCCCATGCCAGCAATTATTTTGTCAATTAAGCCACTTATATAAGTAACGTTTTCTAGTTGTTTATAATTAACAAACGGACTTTCGTCTCTAAACAAACGCAACATTGAGATAACATCTTCTTTGTCGAATTTATTAGCTTTTCTAATCATGTTTTGTAAACGCTTGGATCTAAATCTTTCCCGAAAAAATAGTTAATTGTTTCAATAAAATTAACTCTATTCATAGAAGTGTCTCCAGGTGCAAAGAACTGCCAAGAATTGTCATTTGTAAATCTGCCTGCTGTTCTATTTTGCAAGATTATTTGTATGCTAGCTGCGCTTACTGTAATGGTGCCAACAGTTTCTCTAATCTCCTCCATATATTGCTCAGAGATTTGAAAAGAATTAATGTAACCAGTAAAAAATTTATATAAGCCGCCTGATCCGCCTGTAGTAATTAAAGCTCCGTTAGTGTCAAAAAAACCATGCCACATTTCAATTAACGAGCCTTTTACCTCAAGACCTAATACCCAACCAAGTAAAGCTGTATCAATTCCAACTAAAGTTACTGACGTTTCATTTGCCGTGCTTTTAATATCACGTTGCACATCACCAATTTTAACTAAACCGCCAAGAGCATCAAAAGGCAATGCATCAACTTCAACAATAGTTAAAGCACTTGGTGTAGTTGCAAATCTATACACTGCGCTCGGAGTAGTCACTCGCACAAAATCACCAATGCGAATGTTATTTGTGTTAACAACTGGCTCGATTATATTCATGGCAATACAACCTCAAAAGCTCTAAACACTCCATTCCAAGAGATAAAGCTATCATTTGTAATTGGCGTTAAAGTATAAGTTGGATATTCTCTTAATACGACACAAAATGTTACTCCAACAAACGTTTGCCCACCTAGTGCTTGAGTAATTCCGTATTGTCCAATTACCGCATTCACAGGTGAAATTAAAGTTTCTATAAGATTGCGATGAACTGGTATGCCAACTGTTGTACCCGCTCCACGTTGCACATCGGCAGTTGCAATGTACGCATATCTGCCAACTTGCACAAAATCACCAATCTTTACAATAAATGTTGTGCTTGCAACAGTTGGCAACGAACCCAGGACTAACGTTTTGTTTGCACTTGATGTTTGCCATTGACAAGCTGTTATTTGTGCGCTTGACATGCCTCCTTGGTAAGCAATATAGTTTACCCAGTTAGTGGCTCCAAAGTTTAAGTACTGTTCTAAGGATTTGTCTGGAATTCTGATGCTACTGAGTAGCGCCCTATTTTTAGAATAAAGCAAATAGTTGTTTGGTCGCAATTCAAAACCAAATGGTACAACTGTGATAATTTCACTAGTTGAAATCCTTTGGTTTCTGGTTACAATTTGGCCAACGAACCTTTGGTCATTAATTCCTATGCTTTCTGATGCTGCAAGTATTAAAGTTAAGCTCATTATTATCTACTCATCGGCAAACTACGTTGAGCGCTTTGATTAGCCGCCCAAACAGCGTTCTTGTTTTTAGACAAAAATTGTATTCCAGTTTGAGTGTCAATAGCACTCATGTTTTGAATGACAGTCCCATTATACACAACTTGCGGCTGACTTTTCATAGTTTTATCTAATGAATGATTAGGAATTATAGTGCCAGCATTTTTAGGAATAAACAACTCTGGACCACGCTCTCCTACGATGCTAGGTATGCCGACTGGAGGCTCACCGCCATCTGCAAAAAAGCCACCAAACAATCCTGCTCCATTGTTAAAATTCGTTGAGCTGGAAGTTAAGAAGTTTCCGCCACCTCCACCAATTCCGCCAAAAAGACCTCCAAATATTGAAGTTGCTTGTGCCTTAATTTGCATTGTAATTAAATCAGCAATAATGCTTCTTGTTAAGTCAGCAAAGTTTAATTTGCCTGTTCTAACAAAAGAATCTAAAGCTCTTTCCATGCCTTGAGCCATATTGTTAAATGCATCTGACGCAACGCTAGCGGAGTCCATTGCCCTTTCTTTATAATTTGAAAAAGCTTTGTCCCATCCAGATTGAAAAGTGTTTTGTCCTCTAGTTGTTGCTTCTTGAGCGTCAATCCTAGCTTGCTCGGCTGATGTTCTAGCTTCAATTTGACTTGTCGTTATTCCAATTTCCTCTTCAGCAATCCTGATTATTTTTTGTTGCAAGTCAAAATACTCTAATGCTTTAGCTGTCTGAGTGTCAGATAAGCCAACGAGCTGATGCTCATACTCTAATCTTTTAGCAACAATTTCAATGCTTTTAGTTTCTAAATCAAAAGCATCTCGCTCGTTTTGTATTTTTTCAACATTTGACTCATTAATATCTTCTGCCTGCTTGTAGATTGCACCTAAAGCAAAAGCTTCTTTACTTCGCAGATCAAAGATAATTTGATTAATTTCTTTCTCTTTAGTTAAATTGTCAAGAGTTCTTGCCTCTGCCATTGCTTTAGCTTGCATTGGAGTGTTTGCTAATTCTGAATATTTTCCATGCTCCTTAAATTCTAATGTAAGTTTTTCAGCAACAGAAGCGACTCCGTCTAATTCTTGTTGTTGCATTTTTATAGCATTAATATTTTCCAACAGAGCGTCTTTTTGTTTTTGCAACTCAGCATTAACCACTACAATTGTTTCTGCTTCTTGCTGTTGCACGGGCTTTGCTGTTGGCTTTATTAAACTAATATTTGCTTTGTCTAAAGAATATTTTTGTCGAGCAAGATTTAGCTTAAGTCTAAACACTTCAGTTGCTCTGGCTTCATCTGTAAAAAAACGTCTATATTCTGGATTTGCCTTGTTAGTCATTTCGTCAATATCGCTTTTAATTTTACCGATATTTTTGACTATGCCATCTCTTAGCTTTTGCGCTTGCTCGTCTTTGTTACCAAACAAAACTCTGTCAATTGCACTTCCAGTTGCCATCATTGCCGCAATAAACAAGTTATTAGTTTCAGCAAACTTAAGAAGCTCATC